AACAGAAAAATTTCACTTCAAAAAGCGGCAAGAAATACGTGTTCCAGCATCCAGGTGTTCGAATGGTATCCAAGATTAATGACGCCAGCAAGAATAAACATGGCGTAATGTCAGAGGAGCGGCTGTCAGAAGAGATGTTGAAGCATGTTATCGTCGATCCAAAGATGCGAATCGACGATTTTACAGGCTATCGGGAATATAGCGAAGTAGTCAACGCAGCATACGCCTTCATTTCCGGTTTGGACGGTGAGGAAGATGTCGATCAGCAAGGAGGAGGCACAACGGAGGGCTAAGGAAAGATGGTCACAGTGGCGATTGCTATTGTCAGACATGAACATTTCTTATGCCGACCTAATGCTTATGGATGATGATGATATTGCTGAGGCTAACGCCGCCTTAGACATCTACATAAAGCAGCAGGAATCACAAATGAAATCCAAGAAATGAGCGCCTTCGGGCGCTTTTTTGCTTGGTAAAGGAGGAATGTAGATGGCGGGCGGCATCATTGGAAACCTCATGTTTGCGGTTGGATTCAAAGTGGCGGATAAGGCCATAAGGGATGCCGACAAACAGTTAATTGGCCTAAAAGCTAACTTTGGTCAAGTTGGTATTGCCGCAGCCGCAGCCGCTGCAGCAGTAATCGGGGTCGGTGCTGCCAGTTTACACGCAGCTTCCGAATTAAAAACTTCGATGTCAGCTATACAAATGGCGACCGGAGCCACGAACGAACAGATGGAAGTCACGGAGAAAGTGGCTAAGAATCTATACAGCCAGAACTTCGGGCAAGACTGGAACGACCTAGGCAGCAGTATAGCCACCGTGCAACAGATCACGGGGCAAGCGGGTGATTCATTAGAAGAAACCACGCGTGACGCGCTTTTATTGCGTGATGCCTTCGGCATTGAAATCAAAGAGTCGGCACGGGCTGCCAAGACGATGATCGAAAACTTCGGGATATCGTCCAAAGAAGCATTCAACCTTGTTGCCCAAGGAACACAACAAGGGTTGGATTTTAGTGGTGAACTAATTGATACCATAAATGAATATTCGTTGCAGTTTAAAGCCCTTGGCTTTACTGCTGACGACATGTTTAACACAATGGCGTCTGGAGCGAAAGAAGGCGCTTTTAATCTAGATAAAGTGGCCGACGCAGTAAAGGAGTTCGGTATCCGCACAAAGGATGCCGGAGATTCCGGGGCTGTTGAAGCATTTGAAATGTTGGGTCTGAACGCTGAACAAATGATGGGCACATTTGCAGCAGGCGGGGCAAATGCCAAAAAAGCTTTCACTCAAATTATCAATATGATTGAAGATATCGAAGATCCAGTTGCACAAAATACAGTGGCCGTCAGTCTATTCGGCACACAATTTGAGGACTTGCAAAAAGATGTAATCGTGGCAATGGGACATGTCGAAAACAAGTTCGATATGACCAAAGACTCAATGGGGGAATTAAACAAGATTAAGTTTAACAAGCCCGGAGAAGCGTTTTCCATGTTCCAACGGCAGCTAGAAACTGGATTATTGATTCCGATAGGTGAAAAATTGCTGCCATATCTGACTCAATTCGGACAATGGCTGTCAGACAATCAAGGTCAGATTGTGGCGATAGGGCAAGCGATTGGTGATTATATCGGCCAAGCGTTGACAACGATTGCTGAAAAGGCGAAGGAGGTTTACTCATTTGTCTCGGACAACTGGCCGACTATTAAGGAAACAGTAATCGGATTGGGAACAGCAGTTGTTGCGCTTAAAGCTTCCTTTGCAGCCATGACAATCGTCAGCACGATTAATAAATTGTTTAGAGCATTCCGCACAGGCACATTGCTGGCGACAGTGGCGCAGTGGGGGCTTAACACTGCCATGCTGGCAAACCCCATGACATGGATTGCTGTGGGTATAGCTGCTGTTATTACAGGCATTGTCCTGCTCGTCCGAAATTGGGACATAGTCAAGGCAGCAATGGCACGGTTTTGGAATTGGACAAAGGGTGTCTTCGGACAAATTGGCTCTTGGTTTAGTCAACGCTTTAACGAGGCGGTCAATGGAATAAAATCCGCATGGTCTACCGTTGTGTCATGGTTTTCGGGAATTTGGGAAGGGATCAAAGGTATATTCGCCTCTGTAGGGGAATGGTTCGGCTCTGTATATTCAGCAGCTGTTGCAGCAATTCAGGCGGTATGGTCAGGCGTTTCTTCGTGGTTTTCAGGCGTGTGGGAAGGAATAAAAGGCATATTTGCGACAGTTGGGGATTGGTTCGGCAATGTCTTCACGGGCGCATATGAAGGGATCAAAACTGCATTCGGTGGGCTGAAAGACTGGTTTAGTGATTTGTGGACAGGGATAGAAAGTATGTTCAATGGGTTCATAAACACGATCATCAAAGGCATGAACTTCATGATCAACGGAATAAACAGCGTCAGCTTCGACATCCCAGACTTTTTTGGTGGAGGCACGTTTGGGGCTAACATCCCGAATATTCCTATGCTTGCAAAGGGCGGGATTGCAACGGGTCCTACATTAGCAATGATCGGTGAAGGAGCCGAAAGTGAGGCTGTGCTTCCACTGTCAAAACTCGAAGGCTTACTAAATAAACCAAGAACTATGGAGCAAGCGAAACCAACAGCTCCAATATTGGCTCCAGCAAGGGCGGTAAGCGGCGGACATAGCACAATCGACATCAATATGAATGTGAAGACGGAAGGCGCTGGAGCTAATGCAACGTTAGGTCAAGGGGCGGCGGATGCCTTGAAAATTCAACTCCAGCAGATAATTGAAAGCGCGATGCGTCAGTTAGGGCTTTCCGGCAACGTGGAGGTGACTTGATGCCGAAAATTAACGGGCATAGCATTTGGGTAGAGACAGAGGATTTAGGCTTTGAAGTTGACATCACTACGCAGCCTGTAGAAAAAGATATCGACATGACCGACCACGTTCAGAGACGGGCAAGAACAATGAGCCTTACAGGGGCAGTGGTCGGGTCTTCAGCAGCAAAAACACGTCAATTTTTGCAAAACGCTCAAGATAAAGGGCTTATCGTTAAGTACGTTGGACGTAATGCTTTTACGGGGCTGTTGTCTGGTCTATCGACATCCCACGATTATAAAATTTCTGATGGATTCAATTTCACGCTGACAATGGTAGAGGTTCGCACTGCAAAGTCAAGTTATGTAGACAAACTACCTGCACCGATAAAGGCGCAAGCAGTAAAAATCGTGAACAGTGGTACGAAGCAAACAAAGAGCAAGGATAAAAAGGGTAAAGGCAAGGGCGGCAGCAAAGGAAGCAAAAAGGAAAAAGAGAAAGTTGAGAAAGTAAAATTCAAGAAGGGCAGTCCATGGGAGGAGAAGTGATGGACTATATCGAGATAGAAAAGGATCTTATTCCGTATCGTTTTGACATTTCACTTGCGGATACAATGTACACCTTTGAGGCTCATTACAATGCTGAACACGACTATTTTACTGTTGATTTGGAGCGGGATGGCGAGGTGTTGGTTGTTGGTGAAAAGTTGGTATATGGAGCGGTATTGTTCGGCGATGTTTGGGACAATCGTTTCCCGGATGTGGCGATAATCCCCTATGATGAATCAGAAAATAGTAATGCAGTTACATGGGACACTCTTAACGTGAGTGTCTTTTTGTTTTTGATAGAAGGTGATGACGATGAGTAACTTTGGAAGGCTTGTTGAAGTCATGACGGCCAACATGAAATTCAGTTCGAAGGATTACAACATAGAGGGAACGATCCCTTTCGACGACGATCCATTGCCGAATGAGTCCGAAATTAAAATCTGGAATCTATCGGACAAGACGCTGAACAACATTAAAAAAGGTAAAGTCCTTATGTTGAACGCGGGATATGAGAAGGATATCGGTCTGCTGCTTCATGGATACATTTCCAAGGTGCAGACGGTATGGGAGGGTGTCGATAAGATCACTAGCATTTTTGTTCTGGATAGTGAGGATTTATCCAAACGGGTAATAAAAGAGATTGCGTTTGCGAAAGGAACACTGGCAAGCAAGATTATAAAGCAGATGGCTGGATACATCGGATTGCCAATTGCACAAATGGATCTTAACCAAGATTACCGATACCAGGATGGCTACTCAGCCAAAGGAGCGGTAACCGAAGTAATCCAAAAGGTTGCAAAAGATTGCGGGACTAGCGTTTATATCAATAAAGGAAAACTGTATGTTCGCTCTTTACGGCGAGGGGCTGACAACAGATTCAAATTGAATAAGGATACTGGGTTGATCGGTGTTCCGGCACCGTTTGAACAGGATGGATCTAAGGGATTCAACATAGTGTCGCAGCTTCAATATAGAATCACTACGGCATCCGTTATTGATCTCGAAAGCCGCGCCTTTACCGGAAGGCTACATGTCCGCAGCGGGACACATACGTTTAGCCGGACGGGAGACTTTACGACCGAAATGGAGGCGATTCTATGAGAGTTGATCCGGCGGGCGCTATGGCGCGTATGGTTCGAGCGATTAAGGATGATGTCTCGGCGAGTCTAAGTGTCGGGATGCCGTGCAAGGTAATTAAATTCGACGCGGCAACCTGTCTCGCAGATATCCAACCACTCATACGGACGAGCGAGGATGAACCTGCCGTACTGCAAAGTATCCCTGCACTTGGACAGCGATTGCAGATTGACGGTAGCGAGAAAGTTTGCAAGCCAGCACTGAAAGCTGGAGACGTCGTGTTTGTGGTATGTGCGGATCGCGAGATACGAAACGCCATGACAGGGAGTATCTCCAGCGCCGACAGCGGCCGTATGCACGACCACAACGATGCCGTGATCGTGGGGGTGTTTCCTTGCAGTCTTTAAAACTGGTTAATGGAGATATAACCTTTGAAAACGGCGAGCTAGTCATAATCGAAGGCGGCGAGGAATTGGCACAGTGTTGCCGCGTTGGATTAGGTACTAATAGCGGAGAATGGTTCCTTAATCCAGAGCTAGGAATCGAATTCATGTTATTCCTAGACAAGAATCCGAATGAGGAAGAAATGCGGGACGAACTTATGCGTGGGCTGCTGCAAGAGGAACGCATACAGACCATTGAAGACGTTCAATTCAGCGTTGACCATAAGGCTCGAACGATGACCATTTCTTTCACGGCCATGAGTGTCAATGGTGAGAAAATCGAGGAAAGGGGGATTGAACTTGCTCGATAGCAAGGGTTTTAAACGGCAGCGCTTCGCGGAGCTGTTCGAAGAGATGGAAGCCAAGGCTAAAGAAGTGTTTGGAGAGTCAGTGAACACTTCCGAGCGCTCGCCGTTAGGTATCATATTGCGGATATTCGCATGGTTTTTGAGTAAGCTTTGGCAGGATACAGAGGCCACATACAACAGTGCCTATATAAATACCGCTGAGGGTGTGCAGCTCGATAGGTTGGGGCCGTATGTAGGTATCATGCGGAATCTCGAACAGCACGCAACGGGACAGATCAAAATAACCGGAACGAGTGGACAAATGGTTTCTACCGGCTTTAGGGTTCAGACTGAAAACGACATCATTTTTACAACAGTATCGGATGTGGTGATTGATGACACAGGCAGTGCAACAGTGGATATTCAGGCGCTACAAGCCGGTAGAAGCGGGAACGTTGCTGCTAACACCATAAAGATTGTGACCAATCCCGTTCCCGGTATTTCATCCGTCACGAACGTCGAAGCTACGGCAGGAGGGAGAGAGAAGGAAACGGATCAGGAGTTTCGGGAACGATTCTCTCTATCTGTAGCGGGTGGGGGAGCTGGTACGGTTGATAGTCTCCGAAGTGCATTGCTTCGCACTGGTGGGGTGCGCGCAGCAGTCGTGATCGAAAATACATCTATGACGCCGGATGCCATTGGCCGACCACCTAAATCCTTCGAAGCATACGTTTTAGGGGGAGAAGCTGCCGAGATTGGCCGGACGATTCTCAATACCAAAGCGGCAGGGATTGAGACATTCGGAACTGAGAGTGTGGAGGTGTCTGATCTATCCGGCAATGTACACATAATCAAGTACAGCCATGCCGTAGAAGTACCAATACACATAAAAGCAACAATCCGTAAAAATGCAAGCTATCCAGCAACGGGTGACGCTCAGATTGTGTCAGCTCTCATCCGTGATATAGGCGGGGAGGATGCGGACGGTCAGTTGTACGTAGGTCTTAACATGGGGGCTAAAGTTGTGCATTCACGACTTGTATCGGCTGCATACAAAGTGTTAGGCATAGAGGACATCACACTGGAGCTATCCAAGGATGGCGTCACATGGTCAGAGGACAATATTTACATTGCGGCTCGTGAAGTTGCTCAAACGTCGTATGCGCTTATAACGGTGGTGGATATATGATCGCGTTTAAGGATGTCATAAGTCGATTAACAGATGTATTTACAAAAAGCCCGAACAGCAACATAGGCAAATTAATGTCAATCATGGCCGACCAGCTGCGCAAGGTGCAGGAGGCTCAAGCGCGCATACAAGAGTGGCGCAACATTGACATAGCCGAGGGCACAACGTTGGACAGGCTTGGGGCTAACATCGTACAACCACGTGGTGTGGCGACGGATGAGCAATACCGCATATTGTTAAAATCGAAGATCGCCCGTAATTTCAGTCAAGGCGACATAAATACGATCATACAAGTGCTGGCAACGGCGTTGGATACAGAGTTTAAAAACATCAAGATAACTGAGCTTTACAATTATTCAGTAGCACCCGAACCAGCTGCTATCTCATTGATACAACTTCCACTGGATCGCATAAACGCTGTTGGTATCGATCCGGTGCAATTTGCGAGAATCGTTCAAAAGACGGTTGCTGCAGGTGTGCGGGTTGGAGTCATTGAGATGACAGGAACTTTCGCCTTCGGAGCTACAGAGGCGGGGGAAATAGATGCTGATGCCGGGTTTTCAGACGGAAACGGCGGAGGCGGAACTCTAGGTGCTGTATATGCTCCGGGAACAGATCAGATTCTACCTATTTAGGAGGGAAGCTCATGGCATTTGAGGAAAAGCTACCAGAATGGAAGGCGGCGGGAATCGAACCACCTGCATCCAAACGCGAAGAAGGTTGGAAGGCAAGTGAACGACCATCCGCGGAATACTGGAACTGGCAGATGTCTAGGACATACAAAGCTTTGAAAGAAATTCATGAGAAAGCGGCAGAGAAGACAGATGTAACGCAGGCTGCTAAAGACGCGAAGGATTACACGGATCAGAAAGTAAAGGATATAGACCTATCAAAAATTACGCCGGATAGTATTGGGGCTGCGAAAAAGGCAGACTTGGACACGCTCCAAAAAAATAGCGTAAGCATTAAGACGAGTACCAGTAAGGATTTCAACACATACCGTGAGCCGGGGCTTTACTTTATCGGAAGCGTGAGCGAATACGCTAACGCGCCATCATCTGACGGTAGTTTTAGTTGGGGAATTTTGCGGGTGGAAGCCTTAGGGACAACAGCCTATGTAGTTCAATCCTACACATGTGTCTTAAACAATTTTACCTTTACCCGTTCGAAAGCAGAGGATTCAACGGGTAGAGGGTGGGAACTTTGGCGAGCGGCATCCAAGCTTGATTCTGACGGTGTGCTAAGACTCAGTAAATGGCTAGATATTAGATCAGACGGCCCAGCAGCAAATTT